GTCTTGCGTCTTAATTACTTTAGGTGGTTGCCATAAGTTATTAAGGATATCTCCTACAATTGCATCACCTGCAACTGCAATTAGATACTCACCAATCTTAACTATCTTCTCACACCCTTTAGCCACGTATGGTCTATCTTGATATGAGGTTGTAGTATCTGCGCCTAGAACAGCCCAGCCTTTACCTTGTATTCCAACTATTGCTGTCATGGTCCCCTTCTAAACTATCTTCTTACTACTGTCCTTGCACTAGCACTTGCTTGACCACCTGCAGTCAAACTAGATAAAAGACTTTGTAGTCCGCCTTGCTGCTGTTGTGGAGGTAAGCCTCCTACTGGAGCAGCGGGAGCAGGGGACGTTTGCTCAACCTGTGTAGCGCCAGCAGGAGGTAATTCTTCAGGTCTGAAGATTTTTTCAATTGCATCCTCAATTGCTACTCCCTTTTGACGGGCTTTAATTACATCTGAAATCTTTACAATAATGTCAGATGGGTCCATTCCTTGTGTAGCCATTTGAGGTATTGCTTGAGTATATGCCCCCAATGCACCCAGTAATGAGTTACGCATTTCTTCAATCTCAATTTTTTCTTGCTCTTGAGTTACGTTAATACCAAATGGTAGTTCACGCATAACCATGTCTTTAGAAATAATCTTAGCGCCTAATGCTTGTAGCATAAAGATAAGTCCCTGTGCTGGATTAAGACCAGCAAGCATGCCGTAGCGAACATCGGCTGAGTAATCTTTCTTAATGTCCTTAGATGGTTTGTAGTCAATGCTGTATGGAGAACCAGCATCTACACCACGAACTGTTTTATCAAAGTCAAAGAATGTTTCATCTACTTCAAAGGCAATAGAAATAACATCTTTAAGGGCTGAGGCAAAGATAGCCTGAGCAGATTTAACCTGTGTATCAAAGCCACCCATAAGGGCTTGAACACCTTGACCAGTAATGATGCTTGCATCAAGATTACCAGTACGTGATTCTGGATATCGAGTTCCAGTTCTTAATTCTTGTTGCAGTAATGTTTGTTCAGTAAATGCACCATTAGGTATAGGTAGTTCAACACGGCGTACACCAGCAGGATTGCTTGTGCGAATAATAGAATCTCCGCCAAACTCAATTTCCTGAACATCTTGTGGAACAACAATTGGTGATTGAACAGATTTTTCTGCTGCTTCCATCGCAAGTAATGCGAACCTATTACGAAGCAGTTGAATACCTAGAACATCATCAAACTGTCCACGCATTTCACCATCAATGCTTGGGCGTCTAGCAACAACAACCATCATCTTTCCAAGTGGATTAACCGCTTGGGAAAGAATTAGATTACTGCGGGTGGGAACATAAATGATAGATTGGTCTTTGTCGTAATAACGAACAAATTCAATTCTTGCACTTAAGTTTTGCTCATATCCATCTCTACCCAATAGTTGCATTTCGTACTCTGGGAACTGGGATACTAACTCAGCAATTGATAGTTCATATCTTTTAGCGAAGGCGATGCAACGTCCGTAGCGGTCAAACTCTGGGTAAGCCCCAATTGGACTTTCTACTCCGAATGTGATGTAATGGTCTGCACCTGTGTACATCTGCACTTGTAAATCTGAATGAGCAAAATAGTTAGCAGCAATGCGAGTACGCTTATCGGCAAAAGAACGAGCACGGTCACTAACCTGATTAGCCGCCGAGCAGTTAACTGCTGGAAGCGGGGCCATAACTTCTGACAAGTCTCGAGCAACAATGTCAATAAAATTTGCAACGACATTTGCGTCTACACCCTCTGGAAAGAACTCTGGATAGACAGATGCAATCTTGCCTTTACGAACAGCAAGTACATCTTGTGCCCTTGAGTCTCTATCGGCAGCACGGTCTTTAAGAGAGTCTACTCTCGCTGCAATTTGATTTATTGATAACAATTATTTACCACGCATTGGATTAGAATTAATTTTAACTGGCGCTTTCTTTTTTGCTTCTTTTGCAATTATTTGTTGCTTGCGAAGATTTTTTCCTTTAGGACCTTGTGGCTTAACGTTAGGTCCACCACGATAACCAGCGACCTTAGTATCTGAATCATAATTTTTTTCTGCTTTATCCCATTGAAGGGTACGTGCACGGTCACCTTGTTCTGCTCTAGTAGGTTTTACTCCACGATTTTCAAGACCAGTACTAGGCTTAGGTTTTGGCGCTAACGGAGTTTTACCTGGCACAACTTTTACACTTGGTCCAATATTTCTATATACAGGATTAACACTTTTTGCGCCTGCACCTACAATACCACCAACGGCTCTTGATGCAGCCTTCTTTGCTACTGCTCTTGCTGCTATTCCTGCTGCTATACCTAAAATTGGAAGTGCCATGTTGTATCCTTATCCGTAAGTTTCTTGCCATTGCTCTGCAAAGGCTTCGTCTAAATTAACTGAGTATCTTTTTTCTGCTTGTGCTCTGGTTGCCCAGCGGTTCTTTGCATATCTTTGCATACCGCCTGTTTGCACCATGAACTCCCTTGCTCTAAGCACGGTGAACCATAACGCCATAACACAGTCGGTCTTACCTCGAGTATTAGGTTTCCAAGTTATTAACTGCTGGATTAAAGCCTTCATACCTTCTGAGTGTTCCGTAGAAGGAAACTCAATAACGTTATTCTTTTGGAACTTATCATCTCTTAAAGTTCCCATTAGCATAGACATACCTGCTACACCGAAGTTAGAGTCCCATTTGTTTTTACCAGTGAAGTGAGATTCTAAACGGCACCCATACGCTGCCAACCAATTTCTTAGATTGTCGTCTAATGAATAGGCTTTTTGGTGAGCGTTAATCTCAACTCGTAATTCTTGTGGCTTATACTTCTCAACTAATTCTTCAATTGCTTCTTGAATCTTTTGTGGAGTTGGGTCTGACATATTTACGCAGTCAAGAACATATATTCTGCCATCACGTCTGTTGTATGTGGTCACCACAAACGCAGCATTCCCGCCCATTGCGGGGTCAAACCCTATTATCGTATACCCCTCAATGTGCGAGGGATGGCCTACGGCTCCCGCTTTCAGCGGGCCACGTTTGCGTTGACCATTGATACAGCCTTGAACAATTAGTGGTGGGAAGATTGAATCTTCAGAAACATCTTCTTGTTGGTAAACCAACGCCCATGTTTGCGGTGTTACTTCGCTGCGTCTGCGGAATAAGGCTTTGCCGTCCCATTTCGGGAAGTACCCTTCTTCGTCAGGTACGTCAGAATCCCCATCCCAAGGAAGGTCCGATTTAGGCCAAAGCGTTTTCCAGTCTTGCGGCTTTTCTGAATATTCCAAAACAGCAGGCATGCCCATATAAGTAAAAGGGCTTTTACCACCAGACCAGTGCTTGGCCTCACGGAGTTCTTTGTAGAAGTCTTGTGCTGCAATTCGTGTCCCTACGATTAGTAACTTACCGTTCTTACCCAAACGGGTAATAACTTCTTTTTGTAGCCAGTTGATTTGCTTATCAAACTCATGTGCGTTTGCTGTAGTGATGCAGTCATCAAGAATGATGAGGTCAGCACGTGCACCGTAAATCTGTCCACCCATACCAAGTGCTTGGATGGTTGGGTCCTTCTCAGATGAATTTCGGGCATCGCCCCCAAGGTAAACGGTATCAACTCGCCAAGTATCTGAATCTTCTTTCCAACCACCTTCAGGGCCAAAAGTTGTTTGCAACTTTAACCAACGTGGATGGGAGAGTCTCTGCTTGATTGCGTACACGAATTCTCGTGCTTTGATTAACGTTTTAGAAACCACTATGATGCGGATATTTGGATTGAGGGCAATGCGATATGTGGAGTAGTTTACGGTGATGACCGTGCTCTTAGCATGCTCAGGTGGCACGTTAAGTAAGAGACGTGTTGGGTCAGCCTTCTCGTAAACCATACTAGGGTGCAGCCATGAAGGCTCTCTATCCTCTAGTAGGTCAATCCAATCTTGATGGTGGGGGAATACCCTCTGCTGTAAAAATATCTCGGAGAACCTAGGAAAATCTATTTCTTCTTTTGGGATACCTAGGGAGGCAAGGGAAGCATCCTTTGCGGTCTCCTTAGCCTCTGCTAAGTCGGCAGCGAACTTCTTATCCCTGAGCATCCAGATTCTTACGGTGTCGGGCTTCTTCCCACAAACTTCCATAGCCTTATGGACAGAGTGGCCCTCGGCCACCAAGGCTAAAACTTTGGCCTTTGCCTCGGCCATCGCAATGGTTTTGGGGTTAGTAGTACCCTTGTTAAAAGTCATTAGTCCTGTCCCATTTTCATTCAGTTACTGTCTGTTAGTAACAGGTAGTAGATACAGTCTGTAACGCAAGTTCCTGAAGAACTTGCTACTGTAAAAAATAAATAGTTCCTATATAGTATTAACCTGTCCAAACAGCCAAAACGGACGCTTTTAAACAAAAATATTTTTAAGGCCTGCCCAAAAGTAGTACAAAATAGGACATAGTAGGACAGAGTAGGGGGTCTGTTCTTTGTACGGGAAAATCTTTTTGGTAGATACTCTTATGTATTACAACAGATATTAAACAGTCTGGGGTCAAATTGACCCGTAGATTGTCACTGCTGCATCATACTGAACAGAACAGAGCGATGTGGCAGAGCAGACAGTCTTCGGCCCTCCATAAACAAGTTTCTGGGGCCTCAGTTAAAAACCAAAACGTCAGTGGCTGACAGGTGGTACCTGCTGGACGCACCGTCCTGACAATGCTATCGCATTGGGGACTTTAATTGTCGCACCGCAAGGGCTCGATGCGTTACCACGCATCTCTGGACCGCTCGCCTTTGGCTCGCTTGTCTCTTTCGTTCCTCGCATTACGCTCGTCACGATAGCCGACACCATCAAAGCCCCCTGCTCTCGCCACCCCGTCA